AGTCGAGGGACGCCGTCGAACAAATACAGATCGAGCTTCGTGCAGCCAAAAAGGCGGTATCGATTGCTTCGACCATGGGCGCGGCCGAGTTTTGCACCACTCGAAGGTTTGCGGGTCACGATTTGGCGTTTGACGAATGCTACCTTCTTCACCCCGGAAGGATTTGGTATCTGGCAATCAAACTAGGCGCAAAGCGCCTAACTTTGTACGGGGATAAGTATCAATTGAAGTTCTTTGACACAACTTCAACTGATGCTACACCTCTACTGGATGATGTTGCAGACAGCATCGAGTATGAGTATAAGACGCGTCGGTTTGGGCCGAATTTGGCGCGCCTTTGCACGGCTATAACCCGCAGGGAGTGTGAGGGGATCGGTGAGAACATCGATTTTAGCGAGGTGACGTTTAATTACGAGCATCTCGAAGCCGCGAGGGCACGCGGTGCTACTATCATCACCCACACTACGGTGGAAGAGCAAAAGTTCGATGCTATTACCACCTATAAAGCTCAGGGCAAGTCTGTGGACGAGGTTTTCTTTGTCGACTCTCAATCGACTATTAATCCTATGTCCGAATCTCTGCCATTCGTTTATGTTGCCTTAACTAGGTGTAAGAAGAAACTCACTTATGCTCATGCAGGTGCGGATACCATGGGACTGCGACTGTTTAGATCTCTTGAAGGGGTCAAGCAATTGGAGTTGCCTGATTATGGTGCCGATATCCAGGAAGAGCTGGAGGATTCCGAACACCCAGTGATCGATGAGGCAACTCATAGGAAGGCTCACACCGACCCAGAGCAGCTGGAACGTTTGGCTAAGCGAGTGATCAGATCCGTGCAGACGGAGGCCAAGAAGTTCAAGTATAAGGACTCCGTGTACACGCTTGCAGATCCCACTTCTGATGACATGTCGGACATGGCGCGACCTCATGTTCTCACTGTTTGGGATAATGAGATCATTGACGGAACCTACTCGCGAGAATCCGGAGACACTGTCGCTGACGCGGCTCTTGAGGTATTGCCATCTCTTGAGGGGGATCAAACTCTGGTTGATGATCTGTTCGTCGATTGTGAGACCACCATTCAGGCTAAGGGAGAGGCCACCTTTAATCTTGATACTGAGTTTAAAGAGACACCGAAGTTCGTTTACACGCCCAACGGATTTTTGACCGGATTGGGAGTTACTCAAAAATCTCTTGACTCATTGGCGCACGCATGGACTGAGAGAAATCTCATTGACGTTGTACGTCTGACGGTCGATCTGCCTCAGGCATGTCGTTCGCTTGAGTTGCTTGTCAAGGATATGTTTCCGAACGGTCTCCCTAGTGACCCTCTTGAGACAACGCGCGACGATCTGAACGAGCTCTATCGCGATATGACCACTAACGAGTGTATCGTGGCGGATAAAGAACTTTTCCAGGGCAAGGACACCATATCCGTGGAGGAGGGGTTCACGCTCTTACATACGGGTTTGAAGAAGCAGCTTAAGACACGAGGAGATGGGAAAAGTGCTACTAAGCGAAATGCTCCGCAGGTGACCATTTATGCCATCAACGGAACCGCCCTTCGCGCTCTTGTTTATGGAAAGGCGCTTCGTCGTCGTCTCAGGAAATGTATGAGGTCAAACTTACTCATCAATCCTTGTATGCCGATTGACGAGATCACAAAGATCTTCGAGTCGTGGAAGAGGTCTGGTTTGACAATTACAGACCTTGATATTGAGAAGTTCGATAGGAGTATTCCTTCGTATCTTCTTATCATGTTCGCTCTTCTTCTGATGATTCTTGGAATGCCAGAGGATATTGTGCTCGAGATGATTGCCGTGTCCTTCAATAAGACGGCTTGTGACCAGGAGGGGAACTCGATGAGTCTTTTTGCCGAGGTTTGTTCCGGTCTTTGGAGCACAATCTTGGGTAATGGATTTTGTTCTTATGCCAGTGTCAGGCTGTCTGGTATTATGCAACCCAATGCCTCTGGCGCCTTTGAAGGGGACGATTCTCACGTGTGTTCAAAACCGATCCAAGATCTTGCTGTTCGTGTAGCTAGGATGAATGCTAATTTTGGTATGACAAGCAAATTGGTTTCGCCTGACGTTCCGTACTTCTTGGGTCATTTTATGGAGGATACGGACGAAGGAGTGGTTCCAGTGATAGATCCCATGCGGCAGGCCGAGAAGTTTAGTGCTGTCAGGACCCTTGCTGACAGACCTGCTTTGATGGCATCTTGGAGGATCAACAGAC